TGATTACTTTTCCATCTTTATATGTTTGAAGATGTAAATGTGTTTGAGCAAAACTATTACTCGCCGAACCTAAAGGAATTAAGTTTCCAATTTTTTGACCTTTCTCCACAGAGGATCCCACTTTTAAATCTGGTTTCATATGAAGATATGTCGCCATCAGTCCATTACCATGATTGACAGTTAAATTTGATGTATATCCAGAAGTTTGATATGGATAATTTGGACTACTTGGTACAACCTTACCACCTGCCATAGAAACAACAGGAACTTTGGGATCCTGACCATAAGGTGGATCTTCTGTTATATCAATTCCTGCATGTGGACCATAACCTCTTGGATCACCATATTTTTGACCTGATTGTCCTTTATAAGAACCTGATGGAACTGGTTCAACAATCCCACCACCCGAGAAACCTTGAATAGTACCCATAGTTGGAACATTGGTTCCACCAGCTGACTTATTCATAGCCAGAAGATTGTTTGCACCATAGGATTGAACTGCCTTCTTACTCATAACAACTTCACCTGGTTGAGTTGCAATCAATTGAGTATCAGGACCCATACCTGTGATGGTCTGACCAGAACTACCAGTGATAGAACCACCACCAGTATATGCATTTATGTTAGTGACTTCGTATTGATTGGTAACCAATCCACCACCAGTCATACCTTTGATTGATTCTTCTTTTTGATTGGTGACTAATCCACCACCAGTCATACCTTTGATTGGTTCTTCTTTCTTCTCTTCCTTTGGTTCAAACTTTTTTATAGGTTCAAACTGGAAAACTTCTGCTTCTGGAATTCTAGGAAATTTAATCTTATCCTCTTCATTCTGTTCACCAAATATACCGAAGATACTATTAACAGTATTCTCAAGATTTGTTAGACCACCATTTAGAGGTCCAATCATCTTATTAATGTTTTCAACAAGTCCACCAAACATAAATTCAAGAACATTATTAATCACATCGATAACACCATTTACCATGCCGATAAGTGGATTGAAAATCAACATTGGATCATCAATGAACTCAATGAGTTTTTTGACAAGATTACCCAAGAAAATCTGAGTAAAGAAGTTCAAGATTGTATCAAATAAACCCTTTATGGGTTTGGTGACTTGATCAGTTACCTTCTTCCCAAACCCCTTAATACCAGACTCTAATTTACTTTCCTTATCTCTTTTCTTTTGTTTCTCACCAACAACTCTTTCCTTATCCGCATCTTTCTTTTCATCGGCTAGTTCCTTAGCATCCATGTCCAACATGTCACTAAGATTCTTTTCAATTTCAGCTAATCTATCTGAGATACCACCCAGAAACTTTTGTATTCCCCCTGTTGCAGGATCCTGCCCGACTTCAATATCAGGTTCTGCAGTTCCTGGAAGAGCAAGTAAAGATGATTGAGGTCTTGATTGTTCTTGTGGTTTGACATCAGCGACAAAAGACTCAAAGTTAATCTTCTCTCTCTTAACTTTGAATCTACCTGTATTTCCTTTTACTCTCCTAAACTCTTCAGTTAATATCTCAGTTTCTTCGGTTGGCATCTTACTGTCTGCCATCCTACCTTCCATCATCTTCTCTCTGAGAAGAGTCTTATAGGTTGCGTAATCAATATCAATAGCGTCTTCTAGACCCAGGAGGGTTAGGATTCTTTCATCAATTTGTTCAGAGACCAGATCTTCTTCTCTCTGATCTGGTACATAAACAGCCAACGCAGACGAGTTGTCTGGTTCAGACTTCCCCCTAATGGAACTAAGCAGGTCATCAAGCCCCTTTGGGATATTTTGATCATAATCTTCCCCTAAAATTTCCGAATCACTCCTAATAGAGCCAAGCAGATCATCAAGCCCCTTTGGAATATTTTGATTATTGGAGTCAGGATTCATCATTGGTTAGCCTTTTGCTTTTCCTCTTCCTCTTTAATATGATTTTGGAGAAGTGCTACATAAACATCACGCTCCCAAGGCATCATGTTTTCAATCTCAGTTAATGAATATTTATGGTATTGCATCAGGGCGAAATTTAATCTAAAGTATGACTCAAGATTCATGTGAGCCATACCTACGCGAAAAAACTAGACAACCCCTCAAGAACAACTTCACTCTCAACCTTAGTCTTAGGATTAGTAACATTCAATGTATGAGACAACTTGGGCATCGTCTCAAAGAACTTTTCAATGTCTTTGAACTGAATCGAGTTCATCTGTTCAAGGAAATCCATCACCTCTTTTTTACTGACATCATCAGTAGACCAAACCTCTTCTTCACTATAAATCTTATCAACACAACTAGCAATCAATTCAAATGATTGATCAAAACTAGAATCATTAACATCAAAGTTATTCTTGATGAACTGATCTAGTGATGGATATCTCATTTCCATCATCAACTTATCATCAAGTTTGATTTGTTTGATGTGTTCTGGATTTTCAGTGACCTTAATTTCATCAATGTCAATCGTTACAGGGATTTGAGTAACACCATCATCTGGTGCAATGATATTAACCTCAACCTCCTCACCAACTGATTTACCTCTAATATTCAAGAAGAGATATTCAATATCAAAAGTAGGGAGAATCTCTACTTTCACACCTCTAGTCTGAATACAATTCTTAATGACGGACTTAACAGCGGTTGTAATCTGTTTCTGATCCTCGGTTTCAAGTGCAAGGACCAAGAGTTTTTCTTCTTTCACTAGGAAAGGTCTGTATTTAATAGACTTTTTTGTAGAAGGCAATACCAACTCATATGTTGGTGTAGCAATTTTAGGTAAAGGCATAATATCCTATAACGAGGTCAGTGGTTTATTTATTATGATACTGGAGGTCCTGGTGGATCAAAGAATTCACCATAATTATTAAGTAATCCTTGATTGGATCTAAATCTAACATATCTAGTGTATGCAAAGGACACACTTAGTTTTAATACATCACTTTGAGCATATGAAACAGGCATTGAGATGACATTGAGTGGGAATGCATCTACAAATTCATATGTCAATTGAGCATCTGTGAGGTTCTTCTCAAACTTCGTAAGATGAATCGGAGTTCTATAAGTCTGAGGGTAATTCATTCTATATGTGGCTGCATTACTCCTATACATCTCCCTCATATCACCACCATTAGGGTTGTCAACATTCATACCACTTATATAATCAACCCAACCCTCAAAAAATTCAATGACATCATATGATTTATCAACATAGAAAGTCATATCTATCGTAGAGTCATACATTCTACGATAGACCATCCTTTCAGTGACACCAGTATAATTATTAGTGACTTCAGTGGTAGAGAATGAAGTACCAGGAAGAGTGGTTTCATGGCAAAGAAGTTCCATGTTCTCACCCTTTTGAGTGTAATCAAATTTTCTTTCAGTTTGTAAAAAACTGAGAACATTTGGTGGTGGTTGAATTTTTACTTGATAAACAGAAGTCTGAGCAAGATTCATTATCTTACTCTTTAGAGCTCCTGTACTAAAAGCATTTGGTGATGCCCCAGCCATCTATAAATACACTTGACTACTATTACTATGTATGTGAGTTTTGGGGAAAAGTATTAAGTCAAAGTTCAAACCGTCGAATCCAGACAAATACATGGGCAATCCCAATAATATCATTTGTCGTTCATCATGGGAACGTAAGTTCTGCACTTGGTGTGATAAACAACCTAATGTATTGAAGTGGGCTTCTGAAGAATTCAGTGTTCCCTATGTGTCACCAGCTGATGGTAAAGTCCACAGGTACTTCCCTGATTTCTTAGTTGAATTCAAGGAATCCAATGGTAAAACCAAGAGACAAATCATTGAAGTCAAACCCAAAAGACAGACTAAACCTCCTGAAAAGAAGGGAAGAATAACTAAATCATATCTGTATGAGTCAGCTGTCTATGAAATTAACATAGCAAAATGGAACGCAGTCTCTGAGTTTGCCAAAGATAATGGTATTGAATTCAAAATCATAACAGAAGATGAGTTAGGTATCAAACAGTATGGACGAGGAACAGGAACAGTATCTAGAAAACGAAACACTAAGAACCG